GCGGAGCCTCAACAAAACCTAACGCATAGAGGGCTAAATTTTCATTAGCTCTCAGGGAGGTGTCAATCTCCCCGGAATTACCCGAAGCGTAAATACTGTAACAAGGGTACACTCTGTCGCCCGGAAGGACTTGGAAGTCCTTTTTGGGTGAAAAAGTATACGTCTCAAAAACGTAACCGCACCATCCTTTTTCCCGACCATGCCTGGTCGGAAGAAAATCACCAAGAAGGTGACCGTCACCATACCCATCAGGTCCATATCTCACGATATGGTCTGCTAGGTAAAAACGGAGGATAGCGGCCACTTCAGCGTCATGCCGCCTCACATATTGGTTATGGAGGCGAAATACGTCGAAGCAACTGAGCGCGTCTTTTACATAAGACGGCCTAATATCGAGTCCTTTTAGATAGTCGGCCCCACAGCTTTCGCGGAAGGGCCCCGTCGAGAAGGATTTCGCACGATTAGGCACGAAACCGCATACATGTAAGACTTCACAAAGGAAATCAAACGAATCTACGGGGACGATTATATCATCCCCATAGACCCTGACTTTAGATCGGAGTGGATCACTCTGACTGCAAGCCCATGTTAAACCGTAGAAAAGAAGCGTCTCTAGAGGAAAGGTAAAACCATTCCCCATAGAAGAAAACTTCTCAAGACGGATGACGGAACCAAAACAATCAACCTTACTCGTTCTGAAATTCATCAGAAAGAGGTACCAGTCAACGGGCAATAGCTCGGCGACTAGTTCAAGGGAGATAGTATCGGAAGCACTACTAAGGTCCAGCGTTGCTAATGCGCCAGTTAATGAACCCTCACGAGCAAGAGCCTGGTTAAGGCTCTGATCGCGAATGTCCAAACCAGCCTTACGCAGCCGATCCGATAAGTAGTCACCGATCCCAGCTTGAACACATGTGTTCAGCATAGGTTCGACAACAACCGAGCGATCGGTTTTGTAAGACTTTGGGACGAGGGCCAGTCGCCCGGGATGAATTTCCACGGGAACTGTCTTGAAATCCGGGTCTTCCTCACAGAAGACCCAGCCTTCAAGCTCCTGAAGCACGTCTTTTACAACAGGCAGCAGGTCCTCACTACAGGCATACGCCTGACTAAGCTTTCGCCTAGCCGACGCAGTTCTTTTTTGAACTTGCGTCGTGGCACCGGGGCCGAAACGAAACTTGAGGCTTTCCAAGGAAGGAACATCCCCTAAGATCTCAGATATTTTACGCTGGGCCAGCATTAGTGCTGATTCAACGCAAGGGCGAAGTGAAACACGCCCTCGTCTGCGATCTCGGAGGAGTTCATTCGTTTGGAAACAAAGCTTCTCGGCATTTATGAAGGTGATACAGGCAGCCTCTTTCCGGTCGATACCAACATCTATGTCAGACCTTTTGCTATAGAAAGCAGAAATCTGACGGATGTTTGTAGCATCTCCGGAGGAGAGTCTTCCATAATCACATACATAATTACACAGACCAAGTAAATCATCATTTTCCAAAAGGCGAATGATAGCTTCCCGATCTGTGCTCGAGTTAATCCTCGAGGCATGAACCGTTGCAATACTCTTAAGGATACCATTAGTCTCTCCTGTAGAGCTCTTTTGATCCCAACGCGTAAAACGCATAAAAACACACCTAAAATAGGAAGTGAAGGGAAACTCTCCGCTTAAGGCAGAGAGGACTTGAAAACCGCAGACGACTTATTAGGTCGGAGCGGTCAACAAGTCAAAGAGCTCAGGGAGCGGACCAGTGGTAACTGGCGTTACGGATGTAGCAACTGAACCCGCGATATTAATACCCAGTTGTCGCGATAAGCGACGACCGGTAATATCAGACCGCTCATGGAACCAGCCGGTGAAGACCGTCTGATTTTCATAAGCAACCTTGGGTGCAGCAGTATATCCCGCCGAGTTCTGTCCGGAGATACTCTCCATGACAGGCACGACTACGCGCTGCTCAACTTTATAGACACCACTTTTCAGTCGCTCAAGCGTCATAGACGCCCGAACCTGAGCATACGCGGGAACTCCAACGGAGTTCTCGCGCCACTCAGCTTTCACGACTGTCTTGTCACGGGAGACCGCGACAGGAGTAAGAGTGTGACTAACAGGTGTT